GCAAGTGGGACACATTTTGGATATTTACGTTTTGCATCTTTCTTTTGTTTTGATCTTCCACACTTTGAGAAAGAACCATCTTTCTTTTTACTTCCTATGTCTACCCACTTTTGGGCAAACCAAGTTTTAAGTCCAGCTTTAGCCATAACATTATGAATTCTTCCCGATAGCTTCTCTGTTCATTCCTCTTTTAGCTATCTTACAAACTGTGCCACCAGATCTTAAACCTTGTCTTCTTAATTTTTCAGCCGCCTCTGCAACTCCACCACCTGCTTTATAAATTTTACCACCCATAGCTTTACTAGGTTTAGGTCCTCTAAAATCTTTTCTTTTTACACCAGACGGATCTTTAATTTTACCTGCACAAATTTTGCTAGCGTAGGCATTAGCATATGCGCTTGGATACACTTTGAATTTTCGCTTCGCGGCGGCCTTACCTCTAGGACAAAGTTTAGTCATTATCTTTTCCTTGCTGTTTGTTTTGCTCTTGCAAAGTTAGCTGCGGTTGGTGCACCCTTTGCACCTTTCTTTCGCATCTTACCTCCACGCTTTCTTTTAGCATGGATGTTTGCATATAAACCTGGACGAGACATTACTTAACTGCTCCGCCTTTTTTCATAAAACCCATTTTATTTCTAACTTTAGTTGGTAACTTAGCTAGACCTGGATTTTTTTTAGCGTCAACTTTTTTTAAATTTTTTTTCTTTTTAGTTCCAAAAGTTTTTTCTATTTTTTTAACGTCTCCACCTACTTTCATCATAGGTTTTTTCATCATCATTCCACCACCCATTTTTTTCATACGTCCACCACCCATAGCACCACGTCTATTTGTAGTTTGTTTGTTATATCTAGGATTTGCCATTATTTTTTTCCTCCATTTCTAAATATTTGTGTACCTTTTATACCATATATGCTCGCAACTACAAGTATCCAAAGATTTGTGAACCATGACGGGAGCTGCGAGAACATCTCGAAGAACAGTTTTACTTTGTCCATCGCAGAGGGATCGTCCGATATGACTGCCCAAGCGAGCACCAACACGGGCAAACTGAGAATTATGAGAACGGCCTCGTCTTTCCAGTCTGATTGACGAGCTTCTAACAATTTTCCTTGGTAAGATTCCTCACCACGAGCCATACGTTCTGCATGCATCAATTGTGCATCAGACATAGCCATCTTCGTCTTCTGCTTGTTAGCATAAATTTTACTTCCTGCAGAGACGGCTAATTTTATTGCCGATAACCACATACTAGTACCACTTAGCTTTTCTTTTCTTCTCTGGTCTAATGTTTCCTTGACCTTGAACTTCTTGTTCTTGTGTTTCTTGTGGATTTGTAGCTTCTATTTCTACTCCACCTTCAACATAACCCTCTTTGTTCGTAAACATTTCGTGGTTAAGGTCTTTTTTATTTTTATCTGCCATTTTTCCTCCTAATATTTGCTTCTCGCAAAGCAATTGCGATAGCTTGTTTTCTATTTTTAACTTTTTTATCAGATTTTCCAATAGAAAGCTTTCCTTTTTTAAACTTCTTCATAACTTTAGCAACTTTTTTCTGTTTTTTGTCCATTTTACTCTTGATTTCTTCCTATAATTACTGATTCTGTCATCATATCTTTTGCATTTGGTAAAGTTTTACTTAAAACTGTTTTTTGAATAGACGTATCTGCTCTTAATTTTGCTAAATCTTCATTTTGATCCATTTTATCTTCTGTATTTTGTTGATTCATCATTGCTCTCATCTTGTCTAGGTTTAATCTCTCCTCACCTTCTTTTTCTTTTCTCATATTTTCTTGTGCTCTTAGGTCTAGTTCTCTAGATCTTAGTTTAGCTAAAGGATCATTTGCAAAATCACCTAATATTTTCTTTTCTTCTCTAGAATATTCTTCCATCATCTCTGCAATCAATACAGCTTTTCTAGATTCTATCTTCATAGTTAAATCCATAACTTGTTGTTGCATCATTGGGTCTTGCATTGCTTGTGGGTTTTGTTGCATTGCTTGTAAAGTTTGTATTTCTCTTTGAAACTCCATTTCAACTTGTTCTAGGGACATTAAAGATATGTGTTCAAAAATATTTTTTTGTAAACTTGCCATTACTACAGGATTATTTCTTGCCATGTTAGTCGACATAAAATTTAAATGGGCTGTAATATGTGCTTGATGATCTTGACCTTTGAATGCTTGAAAAGGTTTACCACCTAAAGCTTGTATATGTTCTACCGCAGGATCCATAGGCATGGGTCTTGCTGGTGGTTTTAAAACAGAGTCTATATTTTTTACGCCTAAAGCTTCATACATATTTCTGTAAGCAGCATATAAATTATGGAGCTGGGGGTTGGAGCTAGCCAGTTGCAATTCCGTTTGGGCTATAGATATCCTTTGTGCTTGAGAGAAAATGTTTGGATCTGCAACTGGAATAATGTCTATCTTATCATCGAAGTCTGTTTGTTTAATCATTCTTTCACCACCAACAACATCGTATGGGTATTCGTTTGGTAAGTATAATTTAAATACTCTTGTCATTAATTTAAATTCATTTTTAAGTGCTGCGTAAATTCTTTTGTGGATCGCTGACATTGTTCTCGATCCACGTTCCAACAAAGCCACTGTCGTGCCCACTGCTGCTTGTTGATTACCCTCTCCTACTTGAAGATCAGCGATTGAAGCAAAACGTTGGCCCGCTGAAACCACGACACCCATAAGCTGTAATAAAGTTTGTGATGGTTCTTTAAATGGTAGTGTCATAAACGAATCTCTTATGTTACCACCTGGTGCATCTACATCTCTAAACTCTCCTGGTTGTATCGATTGTGCATCATCTCTAATTCTAATACCACGCATCTTAAATCCTGCGGGTAAGTTAGAAAGAGTTCCTGCATCAAGCAACGATCTTAGCGCCGTTGTTGCTGTTCTCGATAATCCACCTATCATGTGAATTAAACCAAAACCATAAAAACCTAAACCTGGTAAAAATTTAAAATGTACAAAGTATGGAATCTTTTGTTTTTTAGGATCTGCTATTTCGTAGTTTCTTCTTATTGATAAAATTTCTCTTGAACCTTCTTCTACAGTTACAATGTAAGGAAGTTTAATTCCTGTTTCTTCACCATCAGGTCCACGGTCCTCGAACCCTTCTAAATCTAAATTAATATGAAATTCAAGAAGTGTGTATATGTCTTCGTTAAAAGTTCTTTTAGTTCCTTCCAACATTCTTTCTTTTCTTTCAATATCTGTTTCTTGATTGAACGGTCTTGGTAATTCTATGTCTCTGTAAAAACCAGCTACTTGTTGTTTTCTTAAATCATTTTCCGAGATCTTAATACGATGGATCACGGCCTCCGCATCTTCTAATGAAGTTGCATTGTATGGTACGATTAAATCATCAGCAGGGACGAACTTAGAAACCGTCCTGCCTAAAAGATCATCATAGTAAACTTTCTTAAAGGCAGAGCCGGAAAGAGGGAGATAAAAAAGCATTTGATCAAACTCTGGTTCGTACTCTTTCATCACATCCATGAGCTGATAGTTCATGAATTCTTTAACACGATTTGCTTGGTCATTCTTTTGTGGAGTCTGCGCTCCGATAACTCTTGTTCTTACAGGTCCATCTGCAGGTAACAATTCTTTATATGCCAAGGATTGAAATTGAGTAACTGCCTCTGATAGCACGGGGTGCGTGGCACCACTTGCACCTTGAAAAGGTTGTGAAGGAGTTTCATATTTAAATCCTAAAAGATCTAAACCTTTTGCATAAGAAGTTTCCCAGTCTTTTCTTGAAGATTTATATTCTTGATAATTTTGTGCTAACTCTGAACCAAGAGGATTCAATGTTTCCTCTGGTAATAACTCAGCTAGATTATCAAAGTGACTTTCACCTTGCTCTTGGCTAAATGCTCCTGGTTCAAAATTAATTTCAACCCCACCATCATCTAATGGTGTGATTTCTGTTTCACCTTGATCAGGTAAATTTTCTTGAATCTCTATTTGTTTTTCTGCCTGCTCTTGCGGTCCTGGTATTTCAACCTTTTTGTTTGGCAGGCTTTTGTCTATTGCCATGTTTTTTCTCCAATCCTACATCTTTAACAGTATTATATTCAATATTCAACCCTTGTGGCGTAGGGCCTGATTTAGGGGGCACTGTGGTCGTTAATTTCTTATATTTTTTAGGATGTTTAAATACGAATGTCATTACCAATAATACTTATATTTTTTCTTTACCTTCATTTTGTCTTTATAGTCGTCATCCAAGGTTATAAAACCACCTTGTCTAAATCTCATAACAGCTTGAGTCATAGAGTCAACCAAATCATCATGATCACCATACGGGAAAGCTGCACACTCTTCAACCATTTCTTGAGCAAATTCTTGTTTTAAAGGTGCCCATATCATACCTGCCTCAAAGACAGGAGACACAGAATTAACTCTTGCAACCTTATCTTGTCCTTTTGATGGTGTGTAATTGTTTGCAGGTATACCCATTTGTCTAAGCTCATACATCAAAGGTAGACCTGATGCTTTAGCTTCAATTAATACAGTATCAGGATTCCAATATTTATATTGTTCATAAGCAACTCTTTTAAGTTCAGGAAACTCATATCTGCCTTTTAATGAATCTAATAATATTAATTGTCTTGGTGAATCTTCATTTGGTTTAAATACACCCCAAGTAGTGATTGCAGAATAATCCGCAGTTTCTTTTTTTAGATACGCTGTATCATAACTTTGAATGATGTGATCTAATACTGGCATTTGTTCATGTTCCCACTCTTGCCACCATTCTCTTTTGATTAACGCTCCTTCGTCCGAGGTTGGATCTTGCATGTATTGTGCATTCCATTTACTAACTCCTGCAGAAGCTTTTACAGCTTCAAGGTCCTCGAGCCGCCAGTATTCAGGCCATACAGGTTTACCACTTGGCATGATCGCAGGAAATTCTATGATGTCCCATTTATCTGCTTTCTCTTCTGCTTGTGCTTTTAATAACATTTCTGTTAAATCTTTTTTACTCCATCTGGTCATAACTAAAATAATTCTACCACCAGGTTGAAGACGTTGTCGTGGTCCTGATGTATACCACTCGTATGCTTTTTCAAAAGCATTCTTTGAGTTCATATCTTGCTCGGAATGTGGATCGTCGATAATTAATAAATCTGCACCTCTACCGGTTACCGCACCTTGGACACCGACTGCAAAGTATTCACCACCTTGTGCCGTGTTCCATCTTCCTGCTGCCTTAGAGTCTTCTTGAAGTCTAGTTGCAAAAAGATCTTGATACTCTCTAGAGTCAATTAAGTTCTTGGTCTTACGACCAAAGTTCACGGCTAGTTCTGCGGTGTGTGTCGCTTGTATAATTTTTAATTCAGGATTGTTTCCTATCATCCACGCAGGTAAGAAATAAGATGCAAACTCAGACTTAGTATGTCTTGGTGGCATATTAATAATTAATCTAGTTTTTTCACCTGATGCTATCTTGTTAAATTTTTCAGAAATAATTTTATGATGTTTACCCTCTATGAATTGTGGCCACATTCTTTTTACAAATGTTAAAAAGTCTCCTTTTGCAGCTTCTTTTTTTTGAAACTCATACCCTTCAATAATATCTTGCTTTAATTTTTCTCTAGCTTGAACATCTGGTATTTTATTTATTTGATCTAAGGTTAGCTTCATATGGAACCAAAAAGTATTTTATAGGATAAATTATGTAAATCAAGCTATATAGGGGTATATGTTAGGATCCCTTTTGCAAAAAAGGGGGTCGATTAAAATAAAAAAGTCAAAAAACCAAAACGGTCTGGTACCTCTATAATGTTGGGGGGGGGCGGGCGAGCTCGCTCAAACCCACATGCCTCTAAGGGTGGGTCCCGCCCACATGCTCTTCTCTAATACAACCCTGAGTGGTATGCAGTTCTTGCATAGAGTATCCTATAATATCCTATGCAAAAACCGCATGGCTTATTTACGTCAATAACCTCGCTTTCGTTTTACCATTAACTTGAGTATCAATTCCAATTCCATTGCCTTTGCTTTGTCCATTAGCATACGCCATTCTATCTCTAATACTCATTCTTGATCTAGAATTAGTTAGAACAACACCTTGAGTCTTTAGCCAATCGGTTAAGGCTTTTTGCTCTGACTTATAAAGCATTGGTAACCCATCAGGGTTTGAGATTGGTTGATACGCAGGGACAATTGAAAGATATTTTTCTTTCAATCTTTTTGAAAGTTTATTCGCACATCCCATTGTAAACGCGTGTTTCGCTCTTCTTTTTTGTAATGGCGGTAATTTAACTTTCTTAAATTCTTGATCCGCCATTCTTTTAATTGTTTTAATAAAATAATTACACATCTCCGTTGCAACAATTCTATTAGATTCTCTACCTACAAAATGAGCGATTGTTTCTTTTTTGTAAGTTTCTGAATTATATTTTCTAGTAGTATAAAACTGACAAAAATATAATTGAGCCGTTTGGTGTCTGACCCATCTTTGCCAAACATTTTGATCAACAACCTCTGTTTCTTTTCCGATCGGTTCTTGATCTTCGTCTTTAATATCACTTAAAGATAAGTTGTGTTGTTTTAAAAGTTCCAAAGCTTTTTCCGATGCCATCATCGACTCGTTTTCCGATGCGCCGTTTTCCTCGGACATCGCTAAAAGCTTTTTGATCTTACTTATTATATCTTTCATTTTGCTCCTTTGTTAATGTATAGGATATTATATTAATCAATTATTAAAATCAAGAAAAGATTTTTGAAATTTATTTTTTTTTCCCATGGGTGGGTCCCGCCCACATGCTCTTTCCTGTTGCAAAAATACAACAGTCAAGAAAAAAATTTATTTTTTTATGGAGTGTTGCAATAATGCAACACTCCAGCTTTTTACAAAATTAAGCCGAAACTAAATCTTTCCAAGAAGATTTCTTTTTAGCTTGAACAAAGGACTTGTAAAAAATTTGTTGAATTTTATAAGAGTTTACCCAATATTCGGATGGAGTAAGTCTCTCAATACAGTCCTTTGCATCTTTGTAATTTTTAGCATCGACCATAGAGTCGAAACCTTTAGAAACAGTAATTTCAGTTTTACTGTCATCTTTATCTTCTCTAATTTGCAATACTAAAAATGTAGAGTTTACATTTTTTTCCATTGTTATTTCTCCTTTCATATTGACAATATAGGATTTTCTGATAAATTTGTCAATAGAAAGGAAAAATAAATATGTTGAACAAAGGAACTAAATTCTTCGTTACTTGGTCACCTGAAACCATTAATGGCGAAGAAAATTTTCAATCTCAGACAGTTTCAAGAAAAGGTACTTGGGATGAAAAAAGTAAAATAGGTATAAATAAAAAAACAGGAAAAAGATATATGACTTTTTGGGACAGAGACAGAGAAAGATATACGACGGCAAACTCTGAAATTGTTTCAATTTCATTTAACATTTTTCAAAAAGGGACTAAATGAAAAAAAACTATTGGCAAGATCTAGTCAACAAACATCTAGTTGGTAGAAAAATAGTTAGAGTTGCATGGTTGAACCCAAAGGAAACAGAAAGAGTTTTTGGTTGGGATCAACAACCTTGCGAAATATACTTGGATGATGGAACTGTGTTAACTCCGTCCCAAGATGATGAGGGTAATGATGCAGGGGCAATTCATACAAATATAAAAGAATTGCCAATCATTCCAACTTTTAGAGAAAGTTATGCTACAGATTGGTTAGACGAAAAATAAAAATTTTGGGGCGGTGTGAGCTGCCCCAGAAAAAAAAAAAAAAAAAAAAAAATAAGGGTGGGTCCCGCCCACATGCTCTTCTCTAGGGTGCGACATTATTGTCCTTGTTATTATAGGATTTTATGTATATCTATAGGACAAGCTTAACAAATAAACATTGCAGGTTTATTTGGCTTTGTGGCAGAACAACGCTTAAGCGGGTGTAATGCACGAGCTCAGAGGGTTACGGCCTAGTGGCTGAAGACACTGAGTTTGGTTGTGAGTACCGACCATCTTCTAAATTAGAACTTGGACGCTTCGGGAAAGCTTGTGGGTGACCTACCAAGGTAGCCCCACCAAGCAGAGCTGGCAGTAGGAAGCTGCATTATTATGGTGACCCGATTACGGGTGTGAGAAAGGATACAACTCTAACCATAGGAGTGCTTAATGCCTATACCCAGATACCCCACCCGAAAGGGTGGGGATTTTTTTATTAGGGTGGGACCCGCCCACATGCACTACCCACTATATCTTGTGTCAATCACTTTTTAGTTGAAAATAAATAATTTTTTTTCTTGATTATACTTTTTAATAATATAGGATTATCCTATTAACAAAGGAGAAAAATATGGGTTACACTAACTATTGGCATCAGTACAACGATTTCACCGATGCAGAGTGGAAACAAATAAAAGAAGAGTTTAGTTATATAAAAGAAACAGTTGGCTTTTTAATAGATGATGAAAGCACTGAAGATATAATTAAATTTAATGGCAAGAACGATAATGGTCATGAAGACTTTTATTTGAATAGAGAAACAAAAACTCCATTTGATAAAACTTATGAAGGTCAGGATATATCTTTTAATTTTTGTAAGACAAATGGAAAACCCTACGACATTGCGGTTTGGTCTTTATTAAGTTTTATTAATAGGATTTGTCCAAGCGTTGCGATTAGTAGAGATAGGTAAAATTTAAGATCATGGGCGAGAGATCGCCCCTGATCCCTGATCCATTGTGCGCCCGGGATAGAAGTCGCGATGGATCTGGGATCAGTACTGGTCAACCGGGCAGACCCGCGGCTACGGCGGCAGGCGTAAGTCCCGGTCAACC